AAGCCCAGAACAAGGGCCTCCTCAAGCACCTCCTCGGCGGCTAACACCATCACTCCTTCGTGCCCTGAAAGGAGCACACCGTGAGCATCCTGAATTTCCGCCCGGAAATCTGGTCCGCGAACCTCCTGGTCGCCTACCGCAAGAACCTCGTGTACGGCGACCTCACGAACCACGACTACGAGGGCGAGATCACCCAAGCCGGTGATACCGTCCGCATCACCTCGGTGGGCCGCCCGACGATCGGCACCTACGTGCCCGGCGTTACGGTCATCAGCCCCGAGGACGTGCAGGACTCCCAGCGCAGCCTCGTGGTCGACCAGTCGAAGTACTTCGCCTTCAAGGTGGACGACATCGACGCCCGCCAGGCCAAGGGCAACGTCATCCCCCAGTCCGTCAACGAGGCCGGCTACGGCATCTCTGATGTGATGGACCAGTACATCGCGTCTCTGTACACGGGTACGCAGTCGGCGAACGCGCTCGGCGCGATCACCGTCAACTCGGCCACGACGCCGACTGATGCCTACGACAAGGTCCTCGTGCCGCTCAAGGTGCAGATGGACCTCGCCAACATCCCCACCGAGGGACGCTGGGTCGTCGTCCGCCCCGAGCTGCACGGCTGCCTCCTGCGCGATTCGCGGTTTGTGAAGGCGAACGAGGCCGGCACCACCGATGGCCTGCGCAACGGCCACGTGGGCCGCGCCGCCGGCTTCGACATCCGCGTGTCGAACAACGCCCCGAACGTGACCGGGTCGCAGTACGCGACCATCGCCGGTACGAACTCTGCGATCACGTTCGCGCAGCAGATCAACCAGATCGAGGCCTACCGGCCGCAATCGAGCTTCTCCGACGCCGTGAAGGGCCTCGTGCTCTACGGCGCCAAGCTCGTCCGCCCCGACGGCCTCGCGACCGCGCTCGTGACGGTCTCCTAAGGCTGAGAGAGGAGCCTGAATCATGGCACGCACAAATGTCCCCGTCACCGACCTGCTGGCCTCGCCCTCGACGGTTAGCCCCGGCGGTACCACGGCGGATCCGACCAACGGCCACACCATCTCTGGTTTCCGGCCTGAGGTCATCGTCCTCCGCGTCAACAACACCACAGCAGGGCCGCTGAACGCGATCGTCCGTGCTGGGTCCCAGCCCCTCGCGAACGCTTCCGGCCAGGGCGACCTGACCGTCTCCGTCGCGGCGTCTGGATCGGTGTTCATCGGCCCGCTCGACTCGTCCCGATTCCTGCAGAACGACGGCTCCCTCAGCCTCGACCTGCAGGCTGGCTTCGCGGGCAACGTCACGGCTTTCCGGGTCTCCCGCCGCTAGTGGCTGAGACCATCCACATCGTGGAGGGGGAAGGCGCAATCATCGAGATCGCCCTCCCCCTCCACGAGGCCATCGCCGACCGGCTCTTCAAGGGGTACATCCGCCGGGTCAACCCCGACGGCAGCCCCTTCGAGGAGAAGCCGGTCGAGCGTCCCGCACTCACAGCACGGAAGCCGGAGTGGGTGCGGTACGCCGTCGCCCAGGGCATGGAGCCCGACGACGCCGAGGCCCTGACGAAGCAGGATCTCATCGACAAGTACGCCACCGAGGCTTAGGGAGGCCGGCATGCCGGGACTGTTCGGCAATTACGTGGTGCCCGACATGCTCGCCCAGCCCACCGACCTCGCCAACTGGACGCAGCAGGCGCTCCCCGCGAACGCCGTGGCGCTGCTCCGCTCCGCCACGTCGCTGGTGCTCGAAGCCACAGGGTCCGCCTACTACGCGGTCGACCCGAACACCGGCCTCGCCACCGACACCGCCACCTACAACGCACTGCGGGATGCGACGTGCATCCAAGCGGCGGCGTGGGCTGCCATGGGCATCGACCCGACCCTCGGGGGTGTTGCGGATGCGAAGGTCGTGCAGGAGAAGTCGATCGGGTCCGCGCGGCTCGTGTATGCGAACGCCGCCGACGCGGAGCAGGCCAAGGCCGCCTCGCTGCGGAACCTCGTTCCGGAGGCGGCCCGGAAGCTGCAGCTGAACAACCTGCTCAGCTCGAACGTGTGGATGTACGGCTGATGGCTGACGACATCACGCTGTTCTTCGTGCACACCGTGACCGCGAAGACGAGGACCGGGACCGGCGCCAACGGCGACGTGTATTCGGCCCCGGCCACGGTGTGGGGCTACCTCGACGGCAAGTACCAGCTCGTCAGGGGCGCCGACGGCGAGCAGGCCGTCTCCAATTCGCAGTTCTACTGCAGCGTGCCGGACGCGGCCAAGTTCAGCCTCGACACCGTCGTGACCCTCCCCAACGGGAACACCGCGCAGGTCATCACCGTGAACTCCCTCGATGCCGGCGGGCTCCTCGAAGGGGTCGAGCACACCGTGGTGTACCTCAAATGAGGAAGGGGCCCGCCTTGGCGCTGCTCATAGCCCTCGGGATCCTCGCCGTCTGGTGCCTCGTCATGTTCGTGATCGACCGGGCCCTGCAGCGCTGGTCCGATAGGACGCGCGACCGTGGGTGAGATCCATCATGTCGAGCGGCCGCAAAGCGGAATCGTCAAGGCGGTTCCCCATGCCTCGCTCGAAGTCGCGGTGTCCGGTACTGACGGTATCGAATACTCTGCTCGTTTCGTGAGCTCCTACACCCCGGCCGTTGGCGACACCGTCATCCTGGTGTGGGCCGCAGGCTTGCCCGTCATCGCGGGAAAGCTCAGGAGCGGCCGTGGTTGACTTCGCGATCCACCTGCAGCAGATCACCGACGAAGTCATCGCAGCCGTCCCCGAGGCATCGGCGAAGGGCATGGAGTACCTGCGCGGCGTCGCGGTGTCGAAGACCCCGATCGAGACCGGCAACCTGCGCTCCGAGGCTGAGGTGAAGGCCCACCCGGACGGCGCCGAGGTCTACTACCCCGGCCCTTACGCCCGGTACCAGCACTACGAGCTGCAGCTGCGCCACGAGGACGGGCAGGCGCTCTACCTCGAGCAGCCCCTCGTCACCGAAACCCCGGCGATCCTCGCCATCGTCGCCCAGGAACTCCGCAAGCACATCGACTAGTCGTAATGTGGGGTGACCATGGGCGCCATGCGGGACCTCGCCGTCGGGTTCGCGACGATGATCGCGGACTCGTCCATCGCCGTGTACCGGCCCGACGGCAGCCCCTACCTCGCGTCGGAGACGGCGATCGTGTTCAAGGACATGGCGCCCTCCCCGGACAGGATGGTGTGCCTCACCAGCGTCCCCCTCACCGACGCCACCGCCGCCTCGTACGGGCTGGTGCTGGTGCAGGTGAAGATGCGTGGCCTGCCGAACAACAGCTACGACGTCGACGACCTCGGCGACGCGATCTTCGACCTGGTCCAGAACACCCGCAACGTGACGTTCGGGTCCACGCACGCCATCCAGATCCTCCGCAACAGCTCCGTGCCGATGGGCGTGGACACCTCGAAGCGGTGGCTGCGCACCGACCACTACTACGTGGACCTCGACTTCCCGGAGACAGCGAACCGGAACCTCGGCGGCTGGGACTGAGCCGCCCCCTATGAGCCCCCGCGCCGCGGCGGGGTGAGACCGCGGCTCCGGGACGGCGCGCCCCCAAGGCCCGGCCCGAGCGTTGCCCGGGAGGCGCGCCGCCCCACCATAACCAATCCGCCCGGCCCCTCCGCCTCCGGTGGGGCTTTTTTCGTGCCCGAAAAGCCCCAGGAGGCTGAATCATGAGCAACGCGCTCGCTCGCCGCTTCAAGGTCGACGTCTCGGTCGACAACACCACGTGGGTCCCGCTCAAGGGCCTGACAGACTTCAACCCGAACGAGAACCCCACCCTGCAGGAAGCGAACGACTACGACTCGAACGGGTTCGGGTCGTACGAGAAGACCCTCACCGGGGTGAAGGTCACCCTGAAGGCCCGCCGCGTCCTCAACGCCGGGGCGTTCGACCCCGGGCAGGAGCTCGCCCGCGCCACGTGGCTGCAGTTCGGCACCGCCGCGCGCATCTACATGCGGTTCTACGACCGCAACGGCGCCGCGCAGGCGTACTCGGGCCAGTGGCTCGTGGACTACAACCAGTCCAAGACCGGTGTCGCGGACATCGAGGAAGTCCAGGTCGTGTTCACCGCGGACGGCATCGTGTCCTCGATCACGAACCCCGCCACGGCCCCCGCGGTCCCGGCGATCGCCACGGCGACCCCGTCCGGTGCCGCCGCTGGTGCCCTCGTCACTATCACGGGCGCCTACTTCACCGGTGTGACCGGCGCGACTGGCGTGAAGATCGGCGGCGTCAACGCCACGAACTACACGATCATCTCCGACTCCACGATCGTGTTCACGGTCCCCGCCGGGTCGGCCGGTTCCGCGCCGATCATCGTCACCAACGGCGCCGGCGCATCCAACTCGTTCGCGTACACGCGTTCGTAGCAGACCGGGTGGCGGCCTTTGTGAGTGGGGCCGCCACCCACCCAACATACTCGCGCACTCACTCTCACTCACAGGAGAACACCCATGGGCTTCGCCCCCCTCGAAGAAATCGAAGGCCCCATCGAGCTCACCATCCGCGGCCGCACGTTCACGCTCCCGCAGGTCAGCTTCGAAGACGGCCTCCACCTGCAGGCCCGCATCGCCGAGAAGGGCCTCATTCACCCTGAGATAGCGAAGGTGCTCCTCGGCCCCGTCCTCGACGAGCTCACCGACGCTGGGGTCGCCCCGGCCCTCATCAGCCGCGTCGTCGCGGTCGCGGTCGCCGAATGGCGGTACGGGCGGGAAGCCGCCGAGAAGGCGTGGAACGACCCAAAAGCCTTGGTGGAGCTGATCCAGGTGGAGAGGCAGCTGATCGAAGCGGCGACCCGGACCCCGGAGCCCACGGCACCTACGACGCCCACACCGGCCTCTCGGACTTCTACGAGCAGGACGACGCCGGCGAAGGCTCCGCGGTCACGTGGGAAGAAATCCTGACCCACTGGGACCTCCTCGTCGCTGACTTCGCCGAGCACTACCACATCCGGCTGCACCAAAGGCACCAGCGCCGCAGCATGACGTGGGCAGAGTTCCGGGCACTCGTCACGGGCCTGCTCGCCGTTGAGTCCCGGCTGTGGCGCGCCACCCGGCCCCCCGACGAGTCCGGTTCGGACGAGCTTCCCGAAGGCTTCGCTGCCATGACGTACTGAGAGGCGGGTGAGTGGGATGGCCGATGAGGGACCCACCACCGTAGGTTCAATCAACGCCAAGCTCGTCCTCGACATCGACCAGTTCGTCGCGAAGTCCGAGCAGGCGCAGGCTGAGGCGGACAAGCTCGACGGCCGCAAGGTCGAGATCAAGGCCGATGCCGACACCGGCAAGGCCATCGCCGGGCTCGAGGCCCTCGCCCTCGCCGAGCAGTCCCTCGGGGACAAGGTCACGGTCGCCGCGAACCGGGTCAAGATCGCCCAGCTCGACCTCGACGCCGTCAACCAGAAGTCCAACGCCACGGAGCAGGAGAAGCTCCGGGCGCAGAACGCCGTCATGACCGCCACGCAGCAGCTGGCGAGGACCCTCGAGGACGACACCCGGTCCGCGAACGACAACGCGGACGCGCACCGCAGGAACTCCGACGCGCTGAAGACGCACTTCTCCGCGATGCAGCTCCTCATCGGAGCCTCACCCGCGCTGCTCGGCGCCACCAGCGCGCTCGCCGCCGCGACCGTGGGCCTCGGCCTCGGGTTCGTTGCCATGGCCGGCGCCGGCGTCGCAGCCGTCCTCGGCATCAAGGACGCCATGGACTCCGGGTCGCAGGCCGGCAAGACCTACCAGGCCGGCCTCGAAGTCCTCGGCAAGGACATGGAGGGCCTCGCGAACGTCGGCGCCGTCGCGATGCTGTCCTCGTTCAACAAGGCCGTCGACGACGTCAATGGGGCCATGCCGACCCTGAACCTCCTCGTCTCCGAGGGGGCGCAGGGACTCGGCGAGCTCGGCGGGTCTATCATCCCCGCCGTAGTCGGGGGCCTGCAGCAGGCCGAACCGCTGATCCGTGCCGGGTCAGCAGCGCTGTCCGAGTTCGTGGGCTGGCTGATGTCCGGGTCGCAGTCCTCCGGGTTCCAGCAGTTCATCGGGTACGCCGTCGCGAACCTTCCCGGCGTGACGAAGCTCCTCGAGGACCTCGTCACCACGGCGATGCACATCCTCGCAGCGTTCGCCCCGTTGGGCCCGGCCGTGATCGGCGTCCTCGACGGCATCTCCTCGGCGTTGAACGCTCTCCCGCTGCCTGTGCTGGCCGCAATCGTCACCTTCGCCGTCACGGTGGGCCCGGCGCTGAACATCGCACGGGTTGGCATGTCAGGCTTCGCGGCAGCGACCGGCACCGCCGCGGCTGAGATGACCGTGTTCGGGCTGTCCGCGCAGCTCGCGGTCCCGGTAATCGGCCTCGTCCTCGCTGCATTGGGCGGACTCGCGATCGCGTTCGCTACCTCTGCTGGCACGCAGCAGGCCGCTACGGCAAGCGCAGTGGACTACGCCGCAGCGCTCGAGCAGGACGGCGGCGTGATCGGCACCGCAACGGACAAGCTCGTGGCTCAGAATGCGGCGCAGCAGGGTGTGATCGACTC